TCGCGGGTCATGTGCTTTCCTTCATTTGGTCTTGCAGCGCATCCCTGTAGCCTTCGTAGTGGGCCATCCATATCCACCCCTCCATCTTCTTGGTGCGGGGCTCGATGACACCCTCCTTGACCTTCTGAAGGAACTGCTCCTTGCAGGTGTTAGCGTACTTGGCGGCTTTGATGTGGATAACTTCTTGCGGGGTCATTTATTCCCCCTTGCCTTGAGCATGGCGTCGGCTATCCCGTATGCGGATTCCGAAATCCATTCGGCTGTTTGCCACTCTGGATACGGCTTGCTATGCAGACTTGTGATCAGTCCTTGCATCGCCTTGGCAGCGAAGTAATCGCGCAGGGTCATGCCGCTGTTGACTGGGTGGCCCCATTGGTTTTGGGAGCCGTCAGGAAACGCTGCCCCACCGTCCTTGATCTCGCTCATGCTTCACCTCCAATCCCGTGTGCGCGTTCGATGGCGCGGGCGAAGTCACGAAGTGCCTCATATAGCGTCACATCGCTTTCGTAGTTCTTCGTCCACGGTAGTGCATCAATTTCCTCATCCGTCAGCGGCTTGCGCTGCGGTGGGTGGGTGTAGAGGGCCATTCCTGTAGTCAGAACAAGGGCAGGGTTAGTCGGAACAACAGTGAAGTGCCCCGCATATGCGCCGGTCACACACGCCACCGGCTCTTGCTCAGGCTCCGCAAGCGCGGTGCGGAGGGCATCCATAGCCTTATCGCGCAGTGCGCCCACATAGCGTTCCTCCAACGCCTCAAGCGCCTGCTGCGCTGCTGTTCGTAGGCTCATACCCCGCTCCCCTTCCGGCATGGCCACACAGCACGCATTGCCTGGGACGCCAAGAAGTCGGCAGACAAGTGCCTCTGCTCTGGCCTAGTTTCCAGATAGCGTTTAACCACATCGAGCGCCTGACCCAAGGTCACATCGCTTGGTGAGCAGAACAGAACCTTGTCGTTGGCATCATGGACGCCCGCCACATAGAACATGACCTGAGAAAGCCGCCCATCTCGCAGGCGCTCGTAGAGTTCGTTCCCGCTGAAGAACTGTGCCTGGGCGGGGCCGCAGACAAGCGCCAAGACTGCAATCCATTTCTTCATACCATTCCCCACAAGTAAGTCAGCAACATCATCAGCGTCACGAACGGGGCGAGGAACACCACGACCAAGACGGTGATCAGCCAGTACATGACGATCAATTCACCAAGCCATTTCATGTAAGCCACCCCGCCCAGTGCAGGAAGTACACCAGGGCGAAGAACAGGAAGCCCAACGCGCCTAGCATGGCGACAAGCCATCCCAGTTCGTCCAGTCCATCGTCTTCATAGCGGTGCATCACTTCACCCTCCTTACCTTGGCCCAATCGGGCGTGCGGTTCTCCACATACACGGGCTCACGGCCTGCGCTTGGCGGAGTCCATCCGGTGTAGCGATGCCATGTGGCCTGCACATCCGCGCCTGAGCGCCACTTGAAATCAGGATGCCCAACGGGAACCCAGGGCATAGTCTTCTTTGCGTTGTTGCTCATGGTTGCCTCACCTAAACCACAGGTAGATGCCGTGAAGGATGCCAATCGGGAAGAGCAGAGCACCTGCGATCAGGAAGCCCCATAGCCCCTCAGAGAAGCAAGTGAAGATGTGTGTAAGCCATGCGGCCACGGAGCCGACGATGATGGCTAAGGTGGTGAAGTCGTTCATTTTTTCTCCTTGAACTGTGCGCGTCGATGCTTGACGCAGGTGCAGTCTAGTGTATATTTGTGGTCCCGCGCAAGAGGTTTCTTACCAAAGCGCACCAACGAAGGAGCACAGATGGATGCAAGGAAGGCATTCGAGGCGTTGCTTGTCAGCAAAGGCAAGAAGCCTACGAAGTGGGATGGAAACAAGTACCTCAACAAGAACACGCAGACCTACTGGCGTTGGTTCCTGCTTGGCTGGGAGTTGAGGGGGATGAGCAAGTGAACGAGATCAAGACACTCAACATCGCGGCCATCGTTCTCGATCCGGGCTTGCAGCCGCGCGTCCACATGGTGGATGGGCTTGCCGAGGCATACGCCCGTGACATGGATAACGGCGACGAGTTCAACCCAATCACGGTCTATTGGAACGGGGTGAACTACCTCCTGACCAGCGGCTGGCATCGGCTTGAGGCGCACAAACTACTGGGCCGTGCAAGCATCAAGGCCGAGGTGGTGCAGGGCACATTCGATGATGCTCTGTGGTTCAGCGTTGGCGCGAACAACAAGAACGGCGCACGCCTGTCGGTAGCGGATCGGCGCAGGAACATCGAGGTCTTGTTGCGTCACCCTCTGTTGTCGAAGAAGCCTGTGAGCGAGATCGCCCGTCAATGCGATGCGAGCGCGACCCTGGTCAAGAAGGTGCGTGACGAGATGGGCATCGAGGCTCCCGACACCATCAAGATGACGACGAAGACGGGCAAGGTGGTGGAGCGCAAGGCCAAGACGGAGAACAAGAAGACCAAGGAACAGCCGAAGGCGGAGGAGCCCGACGAGTTCGAGATGCTGATGGAAGACGCTCAGACCGAGCGCATTCAGCAACTGGAGCAGGAGAACAAGAACCTGTCCGACCGTCTTGCGGTGGCGGCGCTTGACGCCACAGACGAGGAGAAGAAACTCGCAGAGCAGACCATCGCAGACTTGCGTGAAGAGGTGCGGCAGTTGGAGATTCGGTTGGAAGCCGTCACCAAGAGCAGGGACACCTTCCAGGGTGAGAATGCACAGATGAAGCGGCAGATCGCCATGCTTCAGAAGCAACTCAAAGGAAAGTAATCGAAGTGCCAACGCCGGGTGGCCTGTGTCCCGGCAGGAGAAACCATGCTAGACCTAAGAGACTACCAACAGCAATCGTTGGAAGCCCTGCGCCAAGGCTTTGCCGAGGGCAAACGAGCGCAGATTCTGTACGCCCCCACGGGTGCGGGCAAGACCGAGATGGCAATCGCATTGCTTGAGGCCACGAAGAAGCGGGGCAACAGGGCAGCGATGTTGCTTGATCGGATCATCCTGTGCGATCAAACAAGCCAACGGCTTGAGCGATACAAGATCGACCACGGCGTGATGCAGGCAGGACATTGGAGGTATCGCCCATCCGAGAACATCCAAGTCTGTTCGGCCCAAACGCTTGAGAAGCGCGGCTCATTCCCTGGACTCAAACTTCTCATCGTTGATGAGTGCCACGCCATGCGGAAGCAGACTGTGGAGTTCATCAAGAAGCATGAAGATGTGATGGTCATCGGCCTGACCGCTACGCCCTTCACCAAGGGCATCGGCAAGGTCTATGACCATGTGGTCAGCACAGTCACCACGAAGGACTTGGTGGATCAGAAGGTGCTGGCTCCGTTGCGCGTCTTCGTCGCCAAAGAGATCGACATGGAGGGCGCGAAGAAGGTCGCGGGCGAGTGGAGCCAGGACGAAGCGCAGACCCGAGGAATGAAGATCACCGGGGATGTGGTGGCCGAGTGGATTCAGAAGACCCACGAGATATTCGGCAAGCCCGTCAAGACCATTGTGTTTGCGGCAGGCGTGGAACACGCAGCCGATCTAGCCTCGAAGTTCCAACAGGCCGGGTACAACTTCATCTCCATCTCATACCGGGATGATGATCAGTTCAAGCGGGATGTGATCGAAGAGTTCGCCAAGCCGGACACGGACATCAACGGGCTCATCGCCACGGACATTCTCACGAAGGGCTTCGATGTTCCTGATGTGCAGATCGGCATCTCTGCTCGGCCATTCTCGAAGTCGTTGTCCTCACACATTCAGCAGATGGGGCGAATCATGCGCGGGTATCCGGGCAAGGAGTTCGCCGTATGGCTCGACCACTCGGGCAACTATCTGCGCTTCCGCGAGGACTGGGACTCGATCTTCGATGGCGGCGTGACCGAGTTGGATGACTCGAAGGAGAAAGCCAGGAAGGAGAAGACGCAGAAGGAAAAGGAGGCGGCGAAGTGCCCGAAGTGTGGGGCTCTGTGGCCGGGCAACTCCGATACCTGTCTGCATTGCGGCCATGTCCGTCAGCGTCGCAGTCAGGTGGCGGCTGTGCCTGGGCAGATGGAAGAACTGTTCAGCAGCGGCGGCATCAGTCGGGAAGACTTTTGGGCGATGTGCAAATACAAAGTCTTCAACAGCGGGTGGAACAATGGCCGGGCGGCGCATACCTACCGGGATAAGTTTGGTGTGTGGCCCAGGAACCTTGACGAAAGGAGAACCAAACCCCCGACGGCTGAGTTTGAGAAGTTCGTAAAGCACAGACTGATCGCATTCCTGAAAGGCAAGCAAAGAACATGAGCGACCTCGTAACCTTCGCCCGTTCGATGGGCATCATGTTGGACTCCGTCCCCCCAATCGGGGTGTGGCGTCGGTATCGCACCGAGGATCACCCCAACAAGCGCAACGGCGCGGTCAAGTTCATGGGCGACCATGCTTTCCTGCAAAACTGGGCGGTCAATCAGGATGTGGTCGTTTGGAAGTCCGATAC